TGGAATTTATAAAAAAAATTATTTCAGCGGACAAGGAGGCAGAGTTGAAATGCTTATTAAAGCGCAACCGCGTTTAAAATACGAGATCATTAATAAAACGATAAGACAATCGGACAACCTGCTAAATATTCAGCTTTTATGCGATATCGCAGGCGTTTCAAGAAGCGGGTATTATGACTGGCGAGCAAACAAGCAAAACCGTTTGGCTCATGAAGAGACCGACAGGGCGGATTTGGAATTGATTTTATGGGCATTTAATTACCGAGGTTACAAGAAAGGCGCCAGGGGAATATACATGCGCCTTCTTCGAAAAGGCGTGCGTATGAACCTTAAGAAAATTCGCCGCTTAATGGCAAAGGTTTTCTGTCCTATCCGCGCCGCCAATCCGTACCGACGCATGGCTAGGGCATTGAAAACAAGCCATGTTGCACCCAATTTAGTTGCCAGAGAATTCAAAAAGCATGGTGCAAGACGAATTTTACTGACAGACATAACATACATCCGGCGTAAAAAGGGCGAATTTACTTATATTTCGGTAATGATTGATGCATTTACAAAGCAGGTATTGGGTTGGGCTTGTTCCACATCCTTGGCGGTTGACTTTGTACTTGAAACCGTTAGTATGTTAATCGAAAAACACGGCACTGAAATTGATAAGAACACCATTGTTCATTCCGACCAGGGCTCCCATTATACGAGCTACAAATTCATCGAAATCGTCAATAATTCTAATCTACGGCAGTCAATGTCAAGGCGGGGGAATTGTTGGGATAATGCACCGCAGGAAAGCTTTTTCGGGCATATGAAAGAGGACGTGGACTTTGAAGGCAAATCACATGAGGAAATCAAAGGCATAGTCGATGACTGGATGGACTATTATAACAACGACCGCTTTCAATGGAACTTGGCAAAGCTATCTCCGAATGAATACTGGAAATATGTTACAACGGGAGAGTATCCTCAAGTTTTGGCTTCGCTAGGGGTCTGCCTCCGCGACTCCAAGGGTTAACGCAATTATTTCCAAAGGCGAGCTCCCGTAAATTGACCAGCAATCAATTTGCGCATGATTAATAGCAGCTAAGGGGTTAAGCCCTGATGCGCTTAACGCCCTTAGAAACATTATATCATGTCTGTGTTGTCACGGTAGTCGGTAGTATTTTTTCGCTTACACGTGGGGCGAAAAAATCTCCACCGCTCCACCATGACAAGTAAAAGGTACAAAAACTTGGCGTGTTTGATATTTTCACCGAGGGTTGGGCAGATACAACAAGTTGGTGCCATGGGCAGGTGGCTCCCATCTGACCGGAAAGGTGATCCCGCAGCCCATAAAAAACTACATCAAAAAATGAGGTGATGTCAATGTGATACAATTACACAATTAAAATGTGTCCACTCTTTGGGGTACACTTCATTGTTTAATTCCGCTAAAAAGTATTAATATTTTAGCTTAGGTTTGTTTTTCCTTATACAGATGTCATTCCCCTGCATTTTTTCTTTCCTTTGAAATTTTTAGTGATACCACATTTTTGGGTACAAGTCTATATGGCAATAGCAACAATAACAATTTATGTTACTATTTAATAAGCACTCCAGTTTGTCTAAAGAGGAGAGCACGCAACGAGGGTTATGAAATATGCCACCATAACTATAGAAAAAAGCTTGATAACACCATTTTCCGGTGTTGACAAACCTTTTCTCAACATTTCTTTTGCCTATGGCGTTGTAATTGGTACTGTGATTCTGCTTGCAATCTTAGTCATAATAGTGGTGTATAAATCTGCCGTCTCCTCTGGCGTTTCAATCGAAACGACAAGCGAGTACCTAATTCGGGAATTATACTTTTTAAGGTTTGTTCGTTCTCTCCACCACCCAACAACAGGAAAAACCGCTATGCTATCGCTTTGAGCTAAGTTAATTGCGGTGTCTTCCCAAACATCAGAATGGATAGAACCTACATCTCTGTTTCTTTCACCCAAATACCAATTGTTGTCAGTTGTGTTTGTGTTTTGATAATCATCTTCGCGCATCGCTTTATTAATGCGTTGTTGAAATTGTTGAACTGTTTCATTAGGACGTTTAATTTCAAAACGCAATCCACAAGATGCATATCTGTATTTATTCTTCCATCCTTTTTGTCCGGGTCCGGGCTCAATAAAATACGATAAAGTAACACGAACTTTTACATTTGTGTTTTCCAATGTTTGCAGTACATTTACAGGCCATGGAAGTGTATGAAAATGCATTTCTTTCATTTTTGGCACAGAGCTTGGGGTCTTTTCGTATGGTTGTATCTCGCTTTCGATAATCATATTTACCCGATTATTAAGAGTATCTTTTGCTCTGCCTAAATCGGGCACTCCATAACCGCAAGTCCTTAGCAATTTTTTTCTACCCTGTGTTTTTGAGTCAGGAAAACCGAATTGTAATTTCATTGAATCCGTCCATCTTGCAGAATGTACGAGTAAGGCTCGAACAGTTTCGGGATGCATATCAGGATATGCCGAAAACAATTCTCCTGCAATATATGAGCATTGTGCAGTAGCGGCACTTGTAGCCCATATCGTATCAAATAGCCTTCTGCTAATGTCTTTATGTAATGTTAGCTTTGATAGCTCATCATGCTCTGTAAAATTTGTTCCGTCAGTTGCGACATTGCCGCCATCGCATACGAGTTCGGGTTTAACAGGCCATTGTGAACCCCAGCTTATAGAAGTTGAGCTATAAGGCGAAAGTTCATCTGCCTGAGCAACAGCAGAATATCCTGCTGTCAAGACCGTTGCCGGAATGGTTGTATCAGTAGAGTATGCCCCAACTGTCAATGCATTCCAAGCTTGTGATGGATCTTCAACCGATTTCTTTAAGCAGGCATCTGGGTAACCCCCATTTGCTTGCAAATAAAAAAGGTCAACGTTTCCTGCTGAAATGATAAACAGACGCTTTTGCCCATCTGAAGAAATTTTATCTATAGCTCCAGACCATGAAGAAGGTTGTCCGTCATTTGAACTGCTTTTAGGATCAGTTACTGCCATACAGTAAATTCGCTTAGTTATAGGCGATAATATTTCTGGAAGCAGAGCGGCATTTTCAGTGACTGCGCCATACAAAGATGGAGTTGTGGCTGTTGCACCGAGTATTTTTACTGATTCAATTGAGTGGCTGAGATTAAATGTTGAGCTCGAAATCAAATAACGGCGTAAATCATTATATAAAATTACACCCGCCATATTTGTACCGTGTCCTATATTATCATCAATGCCCCATGAAGTTTCTACTGTCATACCTGTATTGGGCATATATGGAGTTATCAAAGAATGGTTTCTGTTAATGCCGGTATCTAAAACACAAACCGCTACACCTGTATCAGTATAATGTGTCCGGGCAAGTAAATCGTTTGCCCAATCGGTCTGTTCACCTAAATTAGAATCAACGAAGTAAGCGTTTGGTTCTGCCGGCTTTCTAATTTCGGCAATAGTTGTACCTTGCTTAATTATATCAAGTAGATTTGTCCTATTTACCAAAGCGAGTATTACCAAACGTTCAGGAAAACGAATACAATTGTCCGAATTACAATGAGAAACATGCAATTCGTCAAGGATATTAAAAGCCTGATTTTTTATCACTTCAAAATTGTCCTCGTTGATATCTACCCACAATTCATACCACGAAGCAGTATCTGTAGGCATATCTTGTGGACGCCCCACCCAAAAAGAACTGATTTTTAAAGCATCTGAAATAGATTCGATACTGCTTACCAAATCATTGTTTTTTGGCTTGCCATAGAGGGTATCAGTCGTGGCAAATTCGGTTATCTTTTTAATAAAAACTTGCTCTTTCCCAGATGGAATAAATACCGTAGCTTTTGTCGTTACGACATTCGCCCCAGTATCATCCTGTGTAACAATGTCACGAACATTAAGAAGCTTTATCCCTTGTCGAATGTTCTCTAAACTCTTGGTAATCAAATCGCAATTAGTTGCACTCGAGAACTCTATGTAGGTGCCTGTGTTATATGATATTGCGGCTACTTGTTCTGGCGTGTAATTCTGAAAATGTTGTTGGGCATTTTGAAATTGAGCAAGCAGAGCATTACTGTGTGTTCGTCTGTTTGAACGCGTAGGGATAGTAGCTGCTCCTCCCCTTTGGGGAGCAGAAGTGAAATCAACCGCTGTTCCTGTATCGGTCAAAAAGATATTATCAAATCGTGGCATTATTTACCCTCCTTTGACTGATACACATTCTTTCTTTCTTCAAGCATTTCCTTCAACACATCGGGAGACACTTGCTTTTTGTCAGTCAATATCGCTTGTTTAATCGCATTTTCAGAGGCTTTCGTTATATCTGCGTGGCACAGTCCTACAGACAATTCGATAATATCTTTTGTGATTAGTTTTTTTGCCGCAAAATTGCTCAGTTTCAGTTTTAAGAGCTTTTCTATTTCATCTTCCTCTGGAAGCTCAAATCGTAAAACATCATCGAAACGACGGAATAACGCTTGGTCTAAAAGATTACCGCTGTTTGTTGCCGCAATAATAATACTTTCTGAAGTATCTTGCTCTATAAACTGTAAAAAGAGATTTAGAACGCGATGCATCTCTTTTACATCATTATCCGATGCACGTTCTGAACCTATTGAGTCAAATTCATCAAAGAAATAAATTCCTATCTGCTGTGAAATAACATCAAAAATCTGACGAAGTTTAGCTCCTGTTTCGCCCATGAATTTACTTATCAACTTGTCTGATTGCACCACATAAAGGGGAAGCTTCAATTCGTTCGCAAAAATAGAAGCAGTAAGCGTCTTGCCTGTTCCCGGTAAGCCTTCTAATAAAATCTTTCTACGGTTAAAGTAGCCATTTTTGTTCAACTTTGAGCGTTGAGCAAATTCCAAAATGATATTATCAATTTGTTTACTAAGCTTTGCAGATACAATAAGATCACTTATGCGATTTTTTGTTGTCTTTTTTATGATTAAGCTATTATCAATAGGTGCAATTCGATTAATAATAGCACCTGTTGCACTCCGCTTCATTACAAGGTCTTTAATTGACTGAGCAAGCACGGTATGCCCAATCTTTGCCTCGTGAGCAGCTATCTGTAAGGCTACCGTTTTAAGCCGCTCATTATCGCCGTCATAATGTGCCGTTAATAAAGTTATAAGTTGCTCAGAAGTAGCCATAATGCACTCTCCTTCATATTTTATACCGGCTTCTTTTTACAAAAGCTCAGGAACTGATCTTTTGTAAAAATGCTTTCGGTTCCGTTGACATACTGAAATATACGCCAAACCTCATCTCGCAAAATCGGCAGATAAAAAATTTGTTCGGTAATTTTTGATGCTTGCTTATAAGCCCTTTTCAATTCCTCCAGCTTAGTTTTGTATATGTTGTTATCGAAGCCACCTACCATATTTGAGGAAATATTAACGCTCTTAACCTCAAAAATATGAATGCGATCATAACAGTCCTTCATAACAAAGTCTGGATAAGAAGAGTGTAAGGCACCCAGATAATACTCAAACTTTATCGACGAGTTAGGTACATAGTTCTTTCCCCACAGATAAATGTTTTTTTCATCAAGAAATTCAGGCTGAACTTCTCCAAATAAGTCGGTCTGCCCAGCCATAGGATTTTTTTTACCAACTTTAACCCGTTTGCCGACTCTTTCACCGGAAGCACTGTCTTCTCGCGTAAGGTCTTTTAGTATTTCAGTCCATTTACGCTCAGCATCACTGTCGAATGAGAACCTTTCTTTTCCGTCCGCTCGCTTCCATACCCAATCTGTGATGTTGATATAATTCCCGTTGTCTGTATAGTGCGAAGCGAGTGCAAACGAAACTTCTAAATCGTTCCCCTCTTCGTCTTTTGTCACTTCCATGCTGATGGCGTAATTGCAGATATGCAGATTGTTTTCTTTCTGAACTGCTTCAATATTCTCGGTAAACTCGCGCCATTTGGAATAATCGGTGGAGTAGGTATCGCACATGGTCTGAACGCCGTTATCCGCTTTTTTGAAAGCGGAGTAGAGCTGGAAAATACTTGTCGGCGCACTCACAACAGGCTGATCGCAAAGAAACGCTGCAAGGTCAAATGAAGCTTTCTTGCCTAACGAGTTCAATCGTGTGATTTTTATCTTAATCTCATCGGTTATAAAGTGGCTGTCCTGCTGAAGTTTAACAGCGAACGCTTTCTTCAACTCTTCAGGAATGATTCCCCAAATCCACGAAGTCATAGCGAGCGTCTGTGCTTCGTCTGATAACCGTTCAAAATCAAGCAAGCGTGGATTACGACGAACGCGTCCCATGACCTGTTCATCTAACTGCTTACTTTTACTATCTCTCATTTGATAAAGCATACAGGCACGGGGAATATCCCAGCCTTCGGTTATGACCATTTTGAAGATGATAATGTCAATTGTAGAAAGGTTCTCTTTAGCATAATCTTTCCACTTGCTGACCGGGAGCTTTTTCGCCTTAAAGGTATCGTTTGTATCACACTCTTTATCGTCATTTACAATCAACATCCATTTCAAATCAAGATGCTCCGCTTTGTCTAATTCCGCATAAATTTCCCGCAGTTCTTCCTCGGCTTTATCTTTATTCGATATTTGGATAATCAGGCAGGGATTAACACCGAGAAAATTACGATAGTCAGCCTTTATCTCTTCAAACTTGCAAATTGCATCAGCGACTTTTACATTTGCATCATCAATAAGCTCAATATCTTTAATAAGTTTTGCAGCAACCGCATCATCGTTTTTTATCTCGACATCAGGATTCTGACCGCGAGAAAGCTTCGGCGTAGCGGAAAAGTTATAGACTTTATCAAAATACTTGTCTGACAGGCTGTCAAGGTTGTTTGTCGCAATATGGCACTCGTCTTTTATCAGGTAAACTTTTTGTCCCAGTCCTCCGAACCATTCATCTGAAGTTATATTTTGCAAAAAGCTTTCCATCGCTCCCTGCATAAGCCGACCACCTTTTTTATAAAGGTCTCGCGGCAACAGATAAACATTGTGAACCGTCGGCACGAAGAGCCGTTCTTCTCCGGCGATTTGGCTTGATATGAGGTAGGGGTTTAACTCCGTAAAATCGCCTTTTGAGGAATACTCCAAAAACTTCTCGTAGTTCTGCGTTGCGAGGTCACCTTTTGAAAGTGTAGAGACAAGGAAAACAACATCCTCATCTTCGGAGAGAATGCGATTCATCATATCTGCCATCATATAGGTTTTGCCACTACCGGTCGGGGCTTTAAATGTGATTTCGTCCAGCGTGTGGGTTAGGTCAACAAGACGGGTTACGGCGGCGTTTTGGAGGTCTTTTGCTTCTTGCAGCATTTATCCTTCGCCTCCTATACGCCTTTTATATTCGCCGTCAGTTTCAACCTTCTTTTGCGTACCGTCGAAGTTCTCGCATACCCATTTGATTTTGTCAGTAACAGCGAGCGGAGCCTGACCGTAGAGTGTTTCGTCAATTACATCAAACGGAGTTTGACCTTTACTCGTTTCACAAGGGTTAACGGTAGCAATATCATAAACATCAAGGTTATCTCCAAGCGGAGTGTTATTATCAAGCCACCTAAAATCTTTTGTGCCATCATAGCAAGAGCCTGTCATAACCCGTTTTAAGCGTTTGCTTGTAACGTCAAGCACCACGCCATTTGGAGTAGTATTGGTTATTTCGTTTAGCTGGGCAAGAATAAACTGTCGTTTGCCGCCGTCCGCTTTGTTTAGTTCAAGGACAGCTTGCCCTGTTGTGCCAGAGCCAGCAAAGAAGTCGAGAATGATTGAATCTGAATTGCTTGCAATTTCAAGAATCTTTGTTATCAGCCCAACTGGTTTTGGAAAATCAAACACTTTTTCGCCATTAAATATATCTCTCATGGTTCGCGTCGCTTTTTTATTTCCTTCAACATCAGTCCACAAATTACCTGGCTGTTTTTTCCTATCTTCAACATAAAATTTTTGATAGACTTGCCAAACTAAGCCGCCGTTTTTCTCGACTTGTTTCCATTCAATTAATCCATTTGCAACCAATTCCTTATATTTCTTTTCGCCACAAATCCAACGGCTTTCATAACCAGAAGGAGCAACAGGAAAAACTTCAGTTCCATCTGGTGCGTTTATGCCGTAGTACATTGTTGGTCTATCTTCACGCCTATCTTCGCCACCTGTTCTCCGCAATGGGCGAATAAGATATTTGCCAATTTCATCTTTCAAATTATAAATAATCGCATCTTTTTCACTGAATGTTACGCCTTGAATTGTAACATCGAGTTTATCTTTTGCATAAGCAAGAATATAATCAAGTTCGTTTACTAATCCGTCGAAACCGCCACCTGTCGGAGTTCCAGTTGCACGTGTTATACAAGAAATAAAATTACTTTCTCTAAACACTTCATCAAATAAACCTTTAACATAGGCTTGATTTCTATCATCTATACTACAAAAAATAACGCCGCTATCAGAAAGAAGTTGCTTTGCAAGCACAAGGCGTGAATAAAGCATTGACAACAAATTGTCCCTCGTTATCGCGTTATCATAATTCGTCTGTGCAAACTCGCCCATACTGTCTTTTCCGTAAGGAGGATCTATGTAGATTACATCTACCGCGCCTCTGTATTGTATAAGTAGATTAAGCAAGGCATCATAGTTATCGCCAACGATGAGCTTATGGGTTAAGCCGTCCTCGCTCGTTCTGAAAGACAACACATCGTTCTTTTTAAAATATTTTACTGTATCACCCATCTTTTCATTGCGTTTATCAAAATGGAAACCCGTTCTTTTATATGTTGTGCCGAGTTTAGCGATATCTACAGCCTCAGTCAAAGTCTCGGCGTTAATGATTAATTTTTTTAATAAATCAGCGTTTGACTGCTCAATAATCTTATCGGAAATGCGCTTGTCAATCTCAGCGATTAAATCCTGCTTACTTTTTTCCAAACTGTTCATATTGGTTACTCCTCTTTCATAACATCGAATATGCCTATTGCGGCATGGTTAAGCTTATTATTCTTAGGATTAGCTGTATTCAGACTATTTCCGCGCTTTTACCGCTGGCTACCCATTCATCGATTTCCGTCTTTTTGAACTTCCAGAACCGACCGATTCGATGTGCCGGAATAGCGTCCTTCTTAATCCAGTTACGGATAGTGTCCTTATTTACTCCTATATAATCGGCTATGTCTTCAAGGCTAACCCATTTCTCATTATCTATTGCCAATTCACACACCTCTTTTAATAAACTGATATATTAACTCCATTTAAACTATTATAACATATCTCGATGCGAAATACAATGGTTAAACAAAAATAAATATGAATTGGCGTAATTTCACGTGGAATCAAAAAGTTTAAGGACAGCAGCAAAATTGAGATGAATGCTGGATTGATTTAACCGGAAGTTCAGGTCTCTTTGGTTCACCGCTCAGTTCTTTTTTATCGCGCTCAATCACCGCAGATAATTCTTCGTTCAAAACCGGCAAATTTTTTATATAGGCGATGAATTCATCCAGCTCGTTTTCCCTTTGTACACCCCTAGGCAAAACAAAATTGAATAATATATTATGTTTATATATATTATTAAGTAAAATAATTATCAGCAATTAGCTCGTAAATCGCTGGTTGATATAATCTTCCTTTTCTTCGGCTGCAAGGGTTGTTAACCCCAATTCTGAAGATATTTCATTTCTCAATAATGTAATTATTAAATACAGCGAATAATCTACTCCTTTGAAAGAATTATCAAGTTGATGCAATTCTTTATCAAACCCATTAAAGTCAATTTGTACGTTATCGGATAACACTTTTTTATTGCACATAGTAAAAAGAGTTTCAAATTTATCTGTTTCACGTAATAACTTCAGCATCTGATCATATGTTGAAACAATTGAATTTTGATATTTATTAACAAGGAAGCGGCTTATTTCATTTTCAACTTGATATTTTTCGAGATAATCATATATTTCTATACGATTTTTTTCAATTACCGATTGGGAACGTGTAATATCTTCATATATTGACTCGAATTCAACTCTCTTTTTTTCATCTTGGGCCTTATATTCTTCTTTCAAGGTTTTGTATGTATGAAAGATGTATTCTCTACTCAATAGTAATTTTTGCTGCACTCCCAAAACTACTGCGATAAATCTTGGAAGATTGTTAATCATTAATTCCGTAGTTTTTACTTGTCTATCCAATTCTCTTTGACTCTTAAATCCATATTCTGCCACTTTATATGCTACAACTCCTCCAATGATAGCTCCGATAATCCCTCCAATGTAATTTCCCCAAAAGCCAATCCAGTCATTGTCTTTCGTTATTAACCAATCAAAAGATGGAATTGATACTATTATTCCAGCACATATGGGTGAGAGAATAAAGAATAATAAAATGCCAATTATCACTTTTCTGTTTTTTTTCATATAACATCCCACAGATACAATCCACCCTGCCTTTCCATCAATGATCCTTTGAAAATAATCTGATTCCGACTTTATATACCTTTCCATTTCATGTATTTTTCTATAATCTAATATCCATTTTCCACTCTTTGTTTTAATTGTTCTCTCTGTTTTCAGCCAGTCTATCTTTTTGTTAAGGCAAGCGATATAACTACTCATTATTTCTTGTACACGCTTTTTTGTCATGAAGTATATTTTAAACTTAAGTATACCTAATAGTAGTTCATTTTTACTTAATTCAGTGTTTTTATTATCATAGGCATCTTCATCTATGCAATCTATAAAAGACTTTGAATTTTCATCGTACTTTTTCACACTAAATGTATGTGATATTATAGAAAGGTCTTTTTCTAATGATGAAATTCTATCCTTAAGCTGTTTGGCTTCCTTAATGTATTTGTAAAACATATTTTCACTTCGTTTCGATAAAGAATTTGAAATTTAATTTTACCCTCTTTGAATTCCTACAATTGCTACTATATAAACTTTTATTGCAAAGCATCCTCAAACCGCCTCATAATTATCTATATATCATTTCAACTGCTTTTTTATATGACATTCCATAATCTTCTATAAAGACTTCTATTTTCTCACCTGTACTTTTTTTAATTATTGTTGTTCCACCCAACTCATTAAAATTTCCTAATAATTCATCATTTAATTCTATGTCTACTGTATCTAAAATTTCAAACCAACCACAATCACAACTATTACTTTCAAATACAACTAATCCACGTTTATAATTAACTCTTCTCACAATAGCGTTCATAGATATTTCCTTTCCCTTAATTTTGTTTATACAAAAATCCCATTATTGCTTTAATCAGACATTTTACTGAACGATACGCTGCCCAGCAATATTAACTATGCCTGTCCTCTATATTACTTTGCATCATAACCGATATCTCAGGGCTCCAGCCACACTTATTCATTTTTTTCAAAGACGATTAGGTTTTACAGAAAAGTTGTTTATGTTTTATTATAGCACAATATCCAACATTTTGCAATATTTTTCTCAAATTTTAGTGTTTATGTCTATTGTGTGCCGTAAAGATCATGGTTGACCTGTGCGGCGTAATAATTATCCATGGTAGACGGTGCATTGAACAAGGCAGCAAGCAGATACTGCCGGATATTTCTCACGCGGGTAGTGCTGCTTTTCAGTGCGTCAAAAACATACTCAATGTGCATACTGGTGATTTTAAGCAGCCTTGATCGCACAACATCGGCAGGATAATCGTCTCCGGCAATACGGACAGTTTTTCTGGCGGTACAGACTGTATCAAGCATCAGTTCCGCAATTTCATCCAGACGTTCCTTGCTTTCACGCTCACATAAAACCTCATAGCCGATATTCTCTAAAATGACAGACCTGTAGTGTTCTCTCTTCGCAATCCCATCCGATCCTTTCCACTCCTCAGGATTGGATGGGATAGGATTTGATAGATTAGTACTTGATAGATTAGTATTTAATTTATTATATATTTTATTATTATATATATTTAATTGCGTTGGATTTTCCAACACAGGCTTCTCCAATATTGGTTTTTCCAACATAGGTTTTTCCAACATAGGTTTTTCCAACACAGGTTCCGCCTGCATAGGCTTTTCCTGTATAGGCTGTTTCTCTGTCGTTTCATCCGGCTCGGGCGTATTATGTACAGGCTTTTCATAAATCACATATTCCGCATCCGTCAGCTGGCCCTTCGCATTCCTAATTCTGCTCCTGACAACATACCCTTCCGTCTCCAGCTCCTGCAGCGCTTTCCGGATAGCGTCCACGCTTTCAAGGCTGATACGAGCCAGCCCTTTGAGGGTATAATCCCAATTCTCAGGAAGTGACAGCATAAGTGATAGGAGTCCCTTCGCCCTAAGAGACAAACGTATATTTTTCAGGTGATGGTTCGACATCACCGTATAATCCGCCACTTTTTCTACTCTGAATACCGCCATATCCACCGCTCCCATCAATATATTATTATTTTTTATACCAAAAAGGGAGACACCGTATGATATCTCCCTGCCTATTCAATTCTCTAGTTTTATACTATCTTTTCACCGCATATCTCACTGCCGTCCTTAAAGACAAATGTTATTCCATTGGACATATCCACTACCGCTTTTTCCACCGCAGTGTTCCAGAGTTCCTCGTCAAATTCAGTAATCAGTCCCTCCTGCTTCTGCAGCGACTGTATAAATTCTGTGATAGCCTGCCGCTTTGCGGCATACTCCATCCTCTTACTACTGACGGCGGCGATATCCGTATGAATCCTGTCAAACCGGTCTTTCAGCTCCGAATATTTTTGGGTATATTCAGTTTGATTCAGTGCCGAACGCGCATTTTCATCCACACAGCCGCGTAGAAGTGCTGTGACCGTTTCCAGTTCCTCCCGCAGTTTATCGTCCTCCCTGTCAAGTGGTGACGTATCCGTCAGTCTGTCAACGATTCCATCGTATTCCCGCAGTATATCTTTTTTGTTCACTATCATCCGGTTTACTGCGTTCACGAAAGCCTTTTTAATGTCCTCTTCATAAAGGTGCGAGGTTCTGCATTTCTCCTGATTCGTAAATTTGTGGTTACACTGCCAGATCACCCGTCGATATTTGCTGTTGGAATGCCAGACCTTGCTGCCGTAAAATCCCCCGCACTGTCCGCAGACGATTCTGCCCGAAAACGGACTGTGTCCCGTCATATAACCTTTGGCAGATTTCCGCTTCTGAAACTCATACTGCACCATGTCGAATACCTCAGAGGACACAATTGCCGGATGAGAATTTTCTACATAAAACTGCTGGATTTCACCCTCATTCACTTTTTTCTTTTTGGTCAGAAAATCTATGGTATAGGTTTTCTGCAGTATTGCTGAGCCCATATACTTCTCATTTTTCAAAACGCTTCGTACCGTCGCCGGATTCCAGCTTTGCTTTCCTGTCGGCGTTGGTACTTCCCTGTCTACCAAATACCTTGCTATTGCCCCACAGGTCTTGTTTTCCAGAAACATCCTGTATATAAGCCGTACCGTTTCCGCTTCCTTCTCCACAATTTCCGGCAGGCCGTTTTCCCCTTTTTTATATCCGAGAAAATGTTTATAGGGCAGGCTGACCTTTCCGTCCGCGAACCGCTTCCTCATTCCCCACGTGACATTCTCTGAAATTGACCTGCTTTCCTCCTGCGCAAGGCTGGACATGATGGTAATCAGCAGTTCGCCCTTGCTGTCAAGAGTAAATATTGACTCCTTCTCAAAATATACCTCCACCCCTTTGTCCTTCAGCTTACGCACAGTGGTCAACGTATCAACAGTATTACGAGCGAAACGGCTGACCGACTTTGTAATAATAAGGTCGATTTCCCCGTCCATGGCGTCGGCTATCATTTTGTTAAACCCGTCACGCCGCTTGGTACTCGTCGCGCTTATTCCCTCATCGGTGTATACCTGCACAAACTGCCAGTTTTCATTGGACTGGATATGCCTTGTGTAATAATCCACCTGTGCCTCATAGCTGGACAGCTGTTCCTCAAAATCGGTTGAAACTCTGGCATACGCCGCTACGCGTTTTTTCAGGATCAATGTTTTTTTGTTTAAGAACCGCGGCATAACGGCCGGAATCACTGTAACCTGTCTGTTCATGCTTACTCCCACTCCCTCATTAATTCAGTATTATCCTCTAAAATCATTTTCAACGTTTTATCTGGATATGCAACTATTCTGTACACCTTTAACCCCTCCGTCAGGCTTTGCAGGATACTTTCAGGAATCTGCTTTGACGCGCAGTAGCTTTTCCCCAACGTGTTGTAGGTTGAGCATACCCATATTACCCTTTCATATTTCGTACCGGAATTATTGATTTTCCGCCTGTAGTGTTTACCGCATATGCCGCACACAATTTTTCCTGTAAATGGATACTTTGCTGTAATGTCTGACCTTGGATGATACTGTCCGGCACGCCTGGCCATTTCTTTTTGTGCCTTTTCAAAGGCTCCTCTGTCAATAATCGGTTCATGGTTGTCTTTCACCAGATATTGCGGCAGCTCGCCGTTGTTTTTCCTGTTTTTCTTAGTAAGGTGGTCGCTTATATATCCTTTCTGCATCAACAGATCTCCCGCGTACTTCTCGTTACATAGGATGTCATGGATTTTCCGGCTATCCCACTCCCCGTTCAGTTTCGGCCTTACCCCCGATTCGTGGAGCTTTTTGACAATTGCCGTTTTTCCCATCCCGCTTAGATAATCCGCAAATATCATTTTAACAATTTTCGCTTCTTCGGGGTTAACTGTTAAAGCGCCTTTTTTCACATCATACCCCAGAATGGTGAAGGTATTGGGAATCCCATCTTTATATTTATTCCGTATCCGCCAGGTGCAGTTCTCACTGACCGACAGGCTTTCCTCCTGCGCAAATGAAGCGAGGATGGAGAGCATCAACTCCCCATCCCCGCTTATACTATTAATATTTTCTTTTTCAAAATAACAGTCAATGCCAAGGTTTTTCAGTTCCCGGACAGTTTCAAGCAGATCAACACTGTTCCGCGCAAAGCGTGAGATAGATTTTGTGAGTATCATATCTATTTTTCCGGATCTGCAATCCGCAAGCATCCGCTGAAACTCCGGCCGTTCCTGTTTTGTTCCCGTAACCGCATAATCAGCATACACACCGCAATACAGCCATCCGGGACGGTTCTGTATCATTTCGCTGTAATAGCTGACCTGCGCTGACAGGGAATGCACCATCGCCTCTTTCCCTGTCGACACTCTGGCATAGGCTGCCACCCGCAGTTTCTTTGGTATTACCGGCGCTGACGGCGGCATTTTCCTTATAATCCGTTCCATAAAACCACTTCCCTTCAATCACCATATTAGCATACTATATTGATACATTCAATGTGCATTGTGCCGTTTATACGGCGTGTCCTGCGGAAAGAATTGTATCAATCTGACAACCATTTTATCGCGGATATCACCCGCAATTCGGCAGATATGCGGCCCATTCAGGAATTCCGCTTCCGCCGCTCATGACAAGAATACCGTCTGTCCTCCCTTTCTGCATAACCAATATACAATGCCAGATTCCGTTTTCATCAATCCCGCATAGGCAAGAGTGCGGTTCAAGGAACTGCCTTTGAACGCACATATCATTGATAAAATTGTTGTAGCCGATTTTTGTAAGACGAACTTTTTTCTCCACTGTAAATAGCCTGCGCTGCTCACTGAAATGCGGCCGGCGCAGGCTTTCAATTGTTTTGGGATGTTTTACGAAAAAAGCGGATTGTTCATTCATATACATACTCCGCCTCTCATGCTGCCCACACCGGCGCTTTTAACTGTCCTGCCTGTCAGGAAAATTATTACGACTTTCATTGCCATTCCTCCAAAAAATATATTTTAGATATATAATATATCTATATTTAACATTATATCATATAATAGATATAAAATAAATACATAATATATTTTCGGAGGGTGATATTTATGGCTACCAAAAGTGTGTCTATCCGCATCGAAGAGGAAATGCTTCGAAAAATCGGGTATGTCGCCGATTATGAAGGACGTTCTGTAAACAGTCATATCCTTGTTCTGATTCGGGAGGATATTAAGGCATTCGAAAACGAGCACGGCAGTATCGAAGGAGAAATCGACCCTGATGTGAATGTCAAGCCATCCAAAAAAGCTTAAACGCATTCATTATCTCGCAACAGACGGAAAGCGCCCCATATCGGAGCACTTTCCGTCTGTCGTTTTCTTTTTCCCTGATGTTACTTTTCCCGCATCCGGCATAAAAACCGCAGTGCGTCGCCGAAGCCTGCCCGGTAGTAGAAACGGGTTTCCTCACCTAACAGCACGCTGCGTGCGGATTCATAAGCATTCCACAGCCTTTGCTGTTCCTCTGATAAGCTATCCATCAGCTTTTTCTCCTGCCGCTCCGCCTGTTCCGCCGCTTCGGAGACCTCTTTGGAGGAAGCATATCCCCAGTCATTAATTCTGCCGGTTATAAATTCCTCCATGGCCTTTTCAAATCTCTCATCCATATTCTCTATACCCTCCCTTCAATTTGGTTAGGTATATCTATCACTCTGTATGGCGCTATAAATCAAGTTATATATTCTGTAAATATCAACAAATCTGAACGTTTTTTTAGTTACATCTGTACTGTCGTATCCTGACTGGCGGTATACGCTTATAAACTGCCGATTATAGGCCTGTATTTCCGGGCAAGCATTGTATCAGTCTTACAATACTCCATCTCCGATATAAGCCCGTTATGAAGCATCATTTTCGCAATGGCAAGAGATACCCGGTAGCTTATTTCCTGTTCAAACTGCTCATGCGTCATGCCCGTCCGCCCCTTTCTGAAACCGGTTTTTTATAAAGCACGGATGACCGCAGAATTTTCTGTTCCGGTTGCCGTAGCTTTGGAACTCAGTGCCGCATCCGGCGCAGGTTAGCATATAATATGCCTTTTTATTCAGCAGGTTTTCATTCGCCTTCCACCACATTCGCCGGCATGCATCTGAACAGAACTTCTTAGGCTGTCCTTTTGCAGTGTGCGTTAAAGGTTTCCCGCATTGCCTGCATACAGTATGAATTCCCCTGATTTCTTCATACACAGTTTTGGGTGCAATGTTTATGTTATTGCGCCTGCAAAATGATTTAATTGTATTTTCCGAAATGCCAATAATTAACGCTATCTTTGCATAACTCATGCTATCCGTACGCATCTGAATTATTCTATCCTTTTCATCCTGAGTCAAAGCTCATCACTCCCTACACATCATGTTCCTTAAAAAATTGAAGGGTTTTCCTTGCCAGCCAGTACAGCCGGCCGGCCGGGCTGCGCTCCATTTCCGCTTTAAATCCATCAACATCTGTTACAATACCTCTATTTCCATACTCCCATGCAATATCGTTCGGGTCAGTCAATTCTTCCGTTTCCCGTATCCGAATTTTAAAATCCTCCCATAAATTCTGCGACAGCATAATCGCCGGACACCACTTGCCGCTGGCGTCGTTGTGCGTTACAACCCTGTCCGGGGAAAGGCCGGTTATTTTCAGCAGATACCGTACCAGTTCAATCGCGTTCTGCCGTGCCCGCATATAATCCCCATCAGAATTCACGCAAATCTCGACTCCGATGGCATTATTGTTCGTAATATCGCTGTGCCCTTTGTTGTCCCCAACATGCCACGCTTTCGCGTCCAGCGGCAGCAACTGAAGAATTTTCGAATCATCCACGACAAAATGCGCGCTGGCATTAGCATATTCATTCGTGTTCCAATAGGTATAATGCGCGTCCGCATTTGCACCGGCGGCGGTATTTCCCGTTTCATGAACAACAATATATTTTAGTGTGATTACCACGCCTTTGGAGTAATTTTTTGAAATAAATTTCTGTTCAACCGGCAGCATTCTGATCATCCTCCCCATCTGTTTTTTCTTTTAATTTAGCGAGCGCATTCTTAAGTGTCCTGGGTAAGGGAAGCCCGAGTGCACCCCAATTTTCAAGAATCGAAAAGCCCTCATTTACAATGTAATATGAAATAGATGCAACACGCAATATCGCGCTGTCGCCAAGCATTAATGTATCAAGCTGCGTTGCCACCGCAATAATCAGCAGAATACCGCATTTCTTAACACCCCCTATATAAAAGACGCTGGAACTGAATTCTTTTTTTGCCCATGCTTTGATAAACCCGCTGACGAAGTCAATCAAAATAAAAATAATAAGTATGGATAGAAGTTTATCCATACCTCCGAATATGTAACTGAATAATCCGCATACAGCGGCATAAAACCATTTCATTTTTTCTAACATAATAAAAATTCCCCTTTCGTTATTTGTAAATTTGGAGATAGCTTTCTCCTGTTTCTGTACTTCCGTAATAATGGGTGACGGATATATAAAAGACGCTTCCGCCGGTAAGGGCAAAAGCGCCGTTATAAAAATAGGACTCCGATATCGGAGTAAATGTTGAATCATACAGCCGGATTTCATGGTCGCCGGAGACTTTCTTCTGTGTGATGTTATAAGTTCCGCTCAATGGAGGTATAAATTCATATACCCGCATTTCTTCTTTGGTTGATTTAAAATATCCCGAATATACCTTCGGCAGTTCTATGAGCGTACCGTCAACGTTGAAAAAGATTTTCTTTGCTTTTGTCAGCGTTCCTCCGATATTAACATACACCTCATTTGGCTGCTGGGTAACGCCGTACCGGTTGGGAAATATACCGTACTGGAAATCACCCGTCACCAAATCAACTGTCGTAACATTCTCGGTGATTGTCAGCTGTTCCACTCCGAACCAGCTGTCCCATGTCCGGCTGCTGCCCGGATTGGATGAGGGCACCACGGCGAACTGGATAATGTTAATGTTTGAGATATCACAGTCAATCGTATAAAGTCCGCCCTCCGGCAGAGTAAACGTTTCTAAAACAATCCAGCCGTAATTCTGCCTGTATACCATGAAATCCCACACCCTGCCGTATACCGTTCCCGAGCCTGTGTTTGTTATCTCCACGCTGATTTTCATATGTCTGCAGCCGGGGACGGTGCTGTTGAACACCATCGGATAGGTGTAACTGCCATTCAGCGTTGTTCTGCTGGACGACCACTGATTCCCGTATCTGGCGGCTGTTTTATACCCGCAATACGGGTAATCATAAATAAGACTGATTGCTCTGCTCATAAATTACCTCAAAAAATTTTTACTAAGATATCACCATATCCACTGGCAGGTGGGGTATCTCCGCTAGTCCAGATTACAATATTCCTGACCTGCTTTGTTGTGTACGATGTATTGGACTGCGCTGTCAACATGGCGGACATGGTTGAAGCTGTATTTTTCAAGACAAAATTATCGTCCACATAGGATTTGTTGGCGATATCAAACGATGAAGCAGGAGCCTGCACCTGCGCCCTGCCGTAGCTGTCGCGGAGCATCAGACGGTTGGCTGTATAGGATGCTGTGGCATTGTCCAGCTTTTGTTTATCCAGTGCGGGCATAAACCCGCTTGTGCTTCCGGTTGTGTCTGTGTGCGTGCCGTTTTGTATATGGCTGGCGCAATCCTCCAGCGTAACAGCCGGCGTATCCCACCAGCTTGACTTTCCGGTGATTGCTTTGATCCGGTTGGCCAGCCAGCCTAAAATGACGGATATTTTGCCTTTCTGATTGGTCTGCGGCGGCGCCGCACTCTGGCCGACCGTCGGCGTCAGCTCCGCGTCCAGCAATTCAAAGTTTTCATTGAGCACGCCGATATCGGCGTTATCGGTATAATACGGCTTTTTAAAACCGTAGTTTGTTGTATTTGCCGGCATTGTCTATCACCTCACCCAGATTATAATAACGTTTGCGGATATCCTTTCCAAAACCGGATATCCGTTATTGATGGATTTCGTCGCAATCCCGCCCGATGTCGGTCGCACCACATCACCCACATTTGCAATGCCGTCGTCCATTACCGGCAGTTTCCCTAAAACCCCGACCGCCGCCCACTCTGGGCGCACCATTCGGGGAATATATTCCTTTGCCTGATCATAGTCCGGATTAATCATGGGCTGCACCTCTATTTTTGCCGGCTCGGTGATATTGCCCTGTTCGTCCGTAACCGCCGGGATTTCCACCTCATGATACCGGATCCGCCCGAAATCGTCAGTGATATATTTTTTATTCCACCGCAGCCCGGCGCTGTCCCCGAGGATAGCGGGGTTGCCCGAGGTAATGCCGAGGACATTTTCAAAGTCTTCTGCCTTTTTGATCTTCCCGTTTATCAGCGTGACAAAATATCCGACCCGATCCTCATTATTTTGATTTCCGTCCAACCACTCAAAACACTCGGCATAGTCAGCACATGGGCTGGAATAGGTGCCGTCAATAAACATATTGCCGGACTGCAGGATTTTTGCTGCGAGACCCATAGCTGAAAATGATGTTCCGTTCCCGAGGCACCATGAATAGGTTTCGGGTGTGACTCCATATCTGCCGTAAATACTCGCGCCCTCGTGCGCAGCGATGGTATAATACCCGTGCGCCTGAGAATACTTGTTGCCTGCCATGCCGTAACCGGACGCGAAGTTGTACCCGTAGGTAGTTTCAATCCGGAAGATATATCCGTCCGGCATCAGCGCCTCGCCGAAGCTGCCGCCCCCGAAGGACTCCTCCACATAGATTTTCTGTCCACTCACGCTTTTGACTGTAAACACGCCGAATATAATGGTATTTGCGTTGTTTTTGTACCGCACCAGAATTTTGTTTCCAGCGTACAGCCCGCTCAGCGATTCTCCGGCGGACGCCGTGACCGACTGTTCAGCGCAGCTGAGGGATGTGCACTTGATAGGCCGCCCTGCGGCTCTGCCATAGCCCGCGGCGAACGAATAGCCGCCGTAAGCGTATCCGTTATTGACGGCCGCGCCGTATTCCTGATACACCTGTGCGTAATTCGCCGCAAATCCATACGATCCCGATGCACGCCCGAAATTGCAGGCAAAGGCAAAAGGAGCGCTTGCCGCCGCAGAGTTGAGTGCCGCCGCCGTGGAAGCGGACGCAGTGCCGCTGTTGGCGCTGAAGCTGTTCGCGTCCGATGATTTATACCCCATGGTAACCGACCCGTTTCCGATGACCTTTGCGTCCTCTCTAAGCAGGTCAAAGAAATATACATAGGTCATAGATAACTGGGTATGTATATCATCCGGCGGATTGCCGCTCAGCGGCATATCCGCCACTGTAAAATTTCCCTCGCCAATCGCTGTAACGGTTGTAACAACCTTTTCTGTTTCAATCACGGTTTCCTCCGTCCAGTCACTGTTGTACCATGACTGTCCGAATTTCAGTACAGTTTTATCACCTACTGCAATATCAGCGGCTCCGTTACCAGCGTAGTAATAGATTGTCTTTGAGGGTATATCAACATTTTCAAAACTTAGTCCGCTGACCCCGTTATAGATGTTCTTATCCAGTCCGATCACGATATGATTGTCGCCGACAACAACATTTCCCGAACCGATGATTTTGTTGTTATTGCCGTAGATAATATTTCCGCTTCCGAGTATGGCGTTTCCTTCTCCCTCCACATAAATCTGGTCAGAATCCGCCGCTCCGGCGTTCGCCAGCAGTTCATTGATGGCCTCCACCACCGTTTTGCTTTGTGTGTTCAGGTTTGCCACATCTCCCACATCCGTGGCCGTAGCCAGCCCGATATCACTTGGCAATGCTCCCATACCTCAGTCCTCCTTCCTTCTCGCCACAGGCTTTCCACCTGCGAACGCGATATACGCGTTTCCGTCGTTTGTGTCCCTGTAGTATACAAGTCCATCATCTGTAATATATAAATTAAATACAATCTCAAAGCTGCGCATCCATTCCCATGAATTTGCTTGAGCCGCTTCCCAGTTTTCTATTGTACCAAGCACGTCCTGCCACAGCCGGTAGGTGAAGATATACCGCACCTCCAGATGTGCCGGTTTGATATCCTCCACCACTTTTTTTATATCGTCCAGATTAACAGGCACACCCTTTTTGGATACAAATTTGATCGCAAAGGCGTATTCGCTCACATACTCAATCACCTCAATCTCGCCGCCCTCATAGGAGGCGACCACATTTTTCAAGGCGCTGATATTGGTGGTTCCCGAACCGCGCAGCTTTGACAGAATATTGCTCCGTCTGGATTGTGTATCCGCATTGCTGATATTTAACCCTACATCCTTTTCATGCTCCGGCAGGCTTTTATCCGCCAGCAAGACAAAGAACTGATTTTCGGTCAACGATACCTCTCCCGATAATCTTTCCATCTCCTGATCCAGCGCGTCATAAATGCTGTTCATGACCTTGGAATATTTATAATATGATGGTTTTACTATAATCAAACGCTCACCTCCAGCGCACCCAAAACAGGCACTTGATTTTCAGCCACATTCACATTGCCGCTTCCGCTGTTTACCAGAAGCTCCTGATAATCCAAAACGCCGTCCTGAATCAGAACCCTGCTGCCGATCTGCGCATAGGATACATAATCCTGCTGAAACGCAATGCTTTTCAGATACAATGAAACCGCGCTTTGAATGCCGATTTTTATATCATCCAATACATATCCTTCCTTAATGTATATAATTACGCTGATGTTTATGGGCAGAGGCTCCGCGCTGACCACCGTCACGTTTGCGCCTACGGGTCGTTTCTGTTCAATATTGGCCGCCACCTTCGTGATCAGTGAACTGTCCGCTGCCGTTCCATTCGAATTAATCACCATAACCTTAACAGATCCGTTACCATTCCATAGAGGAATCACCTTCACTTCCCCAACGCCGCCTACCTCCTTTGCCCACAGCATATAGTCGTAAATATTACCGCCGGCAAGTGGACGGGATACCTTTTCAAAATACCGTTCACGCAGCTCATCGTCTGTTTCGGCGTCATATCCGCCGGAGGTTGGCTCAGTGTTTGTGACGCTGATGATTCCGGATAAGGTAACGGGAAAACGGTTGATTGTTCCGGCGGGCAGGTTGCCTACAGCGCCGGCCATATCGCATTCCACCGGAACTGTAACACTGCCGTTTGTTATGGTGCCGCTTTGCGTCACTGTAAATGTCACCGTGTCGGACGAGACCTTATCACCTACCTTGATAACAGCGCCGTTATTGCCGGAAACCGTAACCGTTCCCGCAGCCTTAGCCGCTTCTTTTCTTATAAGACCCTGCTCCGCAACCTTGTAGTCCAGATAAATTCCCGTAGCGGTTTTGGCGAACGCATGGGGCAGTATTTTTGCAATATCGGCATAAATGCCTTCCAGCACAATTGCTGCCGGCATCAGCGCATCATAGAAAAAGGAACCTGCCAATTTGTCATAGTCATCCGAAATATTACCCAAGAGCTGTGCTAAAAGTTCCTGCCTTGTCACCTGTCTCCACCTCCATGCTGATGATGATTCCTGTTTCTGTTTTCTCCGCCGTAAAATTCGATATTCCTGTAATATCCGGATGCAAAAGCAGCGTCTCCTCAATCTCGCGTTTCAGCTCGCTCTGAACAAAAGCCTGATCATAATTTGTGCCGACGATCAGATCTTCCAGATGTACGCCGTATTCCGTACCAGAATAAATTTCATACCTGTCTTTTTCCGTGCGGAGGATTTTCTCGATCCATACGGAGATGTCATTCGTTTCAACCAGCTTTCCGTTTTGGATAACAAAATCACCTGTTTGAAAATCAAACAAAAAGGATTTGCCCGTTCCTGCGGCTGCACTTTCTGCAGCAGCATAATCAGACAAATCCTGCGTATTTGGAAACATATCCACGCCTCCTCACCTCTATTATTCACCGATTGTTATCCCAATCAGTATAAATTTCTGGTTATCCGCAAAGGGGAGCAAAACCGCTTCTTTCCCTAAATTTTCATATTGTCCGTCTTCATCTCTGCTGTCAACCGAAACACACCGGACAATATGTTCTTCTGTCAGAATGACCTTCCCGCCCAAATGAATCTTCAGAGCCGACAGATCAATGATTGTCCCAAAAACCGGACTGTACCCTTGTTTATTTTCTCTCTCTTTCAGCATTTTTGCAAGTTCTTCTATACCGTTCAAATCTCATTCACCCCATCAAAAAAGACGGTTGTTTTAATGACAATCGCCTTAAAAATATTTAATAGAACTTTTTTAAATCTATCTTCGACTTATGGGCACCATTCACGATACTGTGCTGCGTTCCTTCAATCACAAAATCAGTACCATCAATGGTGATAACCGCGCCGGCTCTGGTATAACTGTCGTCCGATTCAACAATTTCAAATGAAAACTGTTCCTTTATTTTTGATAATTCCAGCAGTTTCGCCTGCGTTGCCGCACCCGGATCTTCCTTTTCCGGATCAATTGACACAACCTCCTGCAGAGGCCCGTACCTGCCGATGAGCGCG